TAACGACGGTTTCTTTCAAACGTCTTCTTTCTGTTTCCGAAGATAGAGTTCTGCTGATCCATCTTACCCCACTGCTTGTATACAGCCTTAGCGTAACTAAGACCATAAGCCTTACTTTGCTTCTGCTCAGATGAGGCCAGCGGGTCTGGAAAGCTAGATTTTTTATTGTTACTGTGCATCTGCAATGAGTAGAGTTCTTATAACTCAATGCAAATATAGTAAAACTAGAAGTGCCACGCTTTTGGCTTGTGAGTCCTAAAAAACTTCTTGTCGGTAAAGTCAGAAACTACCTTTTCCTTCTTGGCTTTCTGAGCTCCTAAAAGGGCCAGTCCAGAACTAATAGTCAAGTCAAACTTAGTACGCTTGTCTATCTTATATGCAATCCAGTCCTCTAGGGTTCGGTTGAAGTACATATTCCCAAACTCCTCAGTCTCAGCCCTTATACCTACGTGATCATGTATATAAGCCTCGATAGCCTGAGCGTGAGACTGTATCACATCCTGTGAGTTTGATGGGATGCCTTTTGTCCTTACGTTTACAGAAGAGTTGCCCGTCTTCAGGAAGTCAGGACGATCCATTAAGTAGCCGTCGTAACCCCTTGATTCAAAGTACCTTACGATACCGTACTTATTGTTCTCTACAAGTAAAGGGTACCCATAAAAGAAAGAACACATCAATACATCCTCGTAGAAGATGCTGGCTAGATCTGGACGAGAAGCATACTCCACTACGAACATATTGGATGGGGCATCCATGTTAAACTTATTATACAGGTGTAGAGCCCCTTTAGAGCCGCGTCCGTCCACTGTAGCGTCTAAGTCATACGAGTCAACGCCCCCGACTCCGATATGCCCGTTAGGGGCCACCTTTTTGCCTCGCTCGTCTTTTTTCTGGTTCCTGAGGTGATCGGGTGGCATCCAGGAAACCCTAAACCTACCGTTGGGATCTGGAGAGAATACAACCTCTTCGTCTTTCTTCCTCCATATGAAGTTACCCCTTACCACTGGATTGGGGAACATATCTTCGTTGAACTCTATCTGCTGGTAGATCTTACCGATATTAAATAGACTGCCCTCGATACTATCTCTAAAGGCTTCGTCCTCGGTAAAAGGAAACTGTCTAATGATCTCGTTCAGCTCAGAAGGGTCGTTTTTAAATGAGCTACGTTCATTCTTTAGATAAGTCTTACTCCCTTGATCGACTACCTCTCCGTCTATACCCTGTATGTGTGCGCTTTGAGGGGGATCATCAACAACAGCATTACCGTAAACATCGAAGAATCCTTCTAGGGCGTCATACGCTGGTATGAATATTCTGTATAACCCAGACCTGGTTCGTCCGTTTTGGTTTCTTTCATTAGGATCGGAGTCGGCCCATAGCTCTCGGTACTCTTCACCCCCTTTATTCATGGGGTTTACCGTGCTGCCTACCAGCGCTTTACCTACTACTCTCTTACCTACGATTAAACAGGTCCTCTCAATCCTCCAGGCCTCTCTGATATCAGTAGGTTTCTCCCATTTACCAGCCTCGTCGAGGTATAGCATATGCAGCTTCTCACCGTCATATGCGTTGTTCGTAGTGTTCTTCCAGTTGATTACTGAATTAAGGGCGTCCCCAATCTGAGAGGTTTTATTGTTTTTCGTGATACGCTTCGATGGTTCACGGAATGCCAACTCCATACGTGGATTTGTGGTACCGTCCTGGATTGGCTTGAAGAAGAATGGGTAGCTACGAAAGATCGCAACCACCTTCTTCATGAATATGTTCTCCTGCGAGTCTTTACCAGTCTTCGACTGTATACCAAGAAGCTTCTCTTTAACTTGACTAGCTTCGTCCACCAGGACAGCAGAGCATACATTAGTGTAGCCAGAGCGACGGCACTTAGTATAAAGCTGACCGAAACAACGAGGATCAGCTTCACAAGCAGCCATGTGGGTAAAGATGTCTTTTTGGAAAGCAAGGTATGATGGGTATCCGATATCAATTTTAGACCATTGTAGAAACATATAGTGCCTCCCTGTAATATACGTAGGTTCCCCATTATTGTAAAACCATACACCGTCACGCCTACGCTGAAACTCTTGCTCGATGTAAGAACGAAACTTGTTCCGAAACTCGGAAGGCTTTTCGAACCACTCATCCATACTGCGTATCCTACGCATTTCCTCTGGCATAGAGATGCGTTTCCACAGCTGCAACTTCTTTGGCTGGTCATGGAAGAGAATTTCCGATTTGCGCGGTTTCTTCGGTAGTACCACGAGTAACCCGTGGAGCTCGATAGCTTCTCCCTCTGTACCGTTAGGGTCGATCTTAATCCCCTTAGCTTCATAACCTTTTATGTCGATTAAATTGGACATCAGTAGCTCTGTCCATGTGAGTTCATTCTACCCAGCGAAGGTACGCCTTCTTTAGGGTTTTTAATCTCCATTTGCTCACCACATTCACACTGCCCTTCTGGATAGTAAACACTACCGTTTTGGAATTTCATAGTAAGGCTTCTTACAGATTTCTCTGCTTTACATTTCTCGCAAATAAGATCAGGCATGCTGTTTAATTTAATTGGTACCCCCGCTAGGACTCGAACCTAGGACCCACAGCTTAGAAGGCTGTTGCTCTATCCAGCTGAGCTACGAGGGCGTGTAATTTACTTCTAAGTGACCGCTTGTAACTGACTGATTTTCAAAATCATAGTCATCCCAATAGACAAGTCCGCTTGGGCTACTTTGAGAATTTTTCTGCGAATCCTCCTGAGTAGTCTTTTTCGTTTTCGATTTCTCCATTGTTCTTTAGTTCTTTAACCATTTGTTCTAGCCTCTGGCGCTCCACCAAAAGCTCTTTACAGTCGATAGCAGTTTGCTTTATGGATTGGAGCTCGGCCTTACGCGCGGACCCACCCGCTTCGGGATCGACAGGCTTTTTAATTTCCTCGATCATGTTGTTTATCGCAATCTCCATGCTGTCCATTAGCCTTTGCGCGGCGCTGACGGTTGTGAATTTAGACTTCGACATACATAAGGTCTTCTGCGCGGGTGCGGTAATACTCCTTGTCGTCTATCTTAATCCTGTAGTCCATGTTCTTAGCAAACCCAACTACATCACCTACTTTAAGGCCTAGTTCATCCACCCAAGGCGCCGCAAATGCGACCATGCCTTTAGTGACAGGCGATTCCTTAAGTTTAACAACCTCGATGATATCTGATTCTTTTTCTTCCTCGACTTCCACTCCTTCGAGAAGCGCCCACCCCGCCAGCGGATGTATCCTCCCAGTCTCCTGGCACTTGTAAGCAATAGCTTGATTGTTAATGGTAGCAGTAGGATCGAATCGAACAAGATAGTGATTATCCTCACCAGTAAGAGGCTGACCATCATTAACAACAACGAGATGATGGAAGTAGAGTGTGTCACCAGCTTTGACTCCAGTATCGTACTTAAGCGGTGAAGAAACCACGACGGCTTCGGTAGTTCTGTTTTGGAATTCATTGAATCTATTGTCTATGTAAAGCTCAAGACCACTATCGGTCGTGATCGTATCGTTGACGAGCTTTTCTATCTCGACAACAAACAAATCAAGTGTCTTCATAAATTAAAAGTTTAAATCAAATTCAAGCATACAGGGCATCTCGTCTATGGATTTCCACAGCAAGGTACCTTCATCGTTTTCAATATACACAAGGTATCTCTTCTTGCCAAACTTATGGAGATAATGATCGTCCTCCAGTATAGCAGATACCTGGCCTCTACCAGCTTTCATGCCGATATAATACGCCATGCCGTCTTTCGGCTCCTTGCCGACGACAATTTTTCTAATAAGTCCTTCCATTTTAGTTTAGGGATATACCCAAATCACCCAAGAGGTCGTCTAATGAATCATCTTCTTGATAAGCGTTATCCATGACTTCTTTTAGTGTGTTTAGCTCTGCCCTACTCTCTAGGTTAAAGCTGTACATGGTCTTCATTTCTGCGCTTTCATCGCCAGTCTCAACAGAGTCAAAGTCTATAACACCTACAACTATAGAGGCTAGGGTGCGATCTTTCATTTCGAACTCATCAATCGTCTCCTCCATCTTTTTGACGAGGGAATACATTT